TGGAGGTAGATTAGTACTAGATAACTCAAAATATGTTGCTGGTACTGAAACAGGGGGACAAACACGAAACATCCTTAGTATAGATGGCTCTAATATTACTCAAGTAGCTAATGGCAACCTTGCAACCAACATTAAGGGTACCTCAATTAGTATAGACAATGCTCTTACTGTAGATGCTGGTAATATTACAGTCACTAATGGTAATGTCCATTTAGATACAAATAATACTCAACTTACAGGTAAATTAACTGGAGGAGCTACTAGAGATTTAATTGGATTTAATGCTAGTGATTCTGTAGTAGTTGGAAACACTACAGCAGATAGTATTACTTTAGTAGGAAACACAGAACTTCAAGGCAACTTAAATATCTCAGAAGCAGCTAACAGCAGTGTAATAATTACAGGTAGTATAACTCACAAATTTCCTGATGCTACTTACACATATCAAGGTGAATTATCTCCTTTAGCAGGAACAGGATTAACAACAGGTGAAATCGTTCATTACTCAGGTAGTGGTTGGGTTGTCGCTGATGCAAGTGATACTACTGCTACAAAACACTTAGGAGTAGCAGTGTCTACTACTGAAGTAATGATTAGAGGATATATTAGAAATACGGCATATGCCGGATTAGGAACAGGTAACGTACTTTACCTTTCTACTACAGCAGGAGACGTAACTATAACAGCACCTTCTACAGCAGGAGAATACGTTCGAGTTTTAGGGTATTGTTTAGATGGTACTACTCGAGTAATTTATTTTAACCCATCCCAAGACTGGATAGAATTATAATAATCATGCCTAAATTTAGTGGAATAGACGCATCTTTAATTGCCGCTTTTAGCGGAAAGAGCTTTGTTGAAGGAGGTGGTGGAGGTGTCACGCTACCTTCTGAAACTGACACTGGTGTAATATATTTTGAAGCAGGAGGATTTAATAGTAGTATTATTGATGCTGATGAAATATTTAGTAGTGCCTCAATTTCTTTATACAAATCCCAAATATTTGACAGAACCGATATTGTTTCAATAAAAACTAATCCCTATCATATATTTGCTCTTTCGTCCACTGGAGTATTGTATTCTGCAGGATCAACTAATACTACTAGTATGGGGAGAAGCACAACAGGTACAGGAAATGAAACGTACAACTTTGTAGAAACCCTAACCTCAGTAGACAAATTTGCCCCCCACGCTAATGGATGTTTTGCTATCAAAACAGATGGAACTTTGTGGTGGTGCGGGAGTATTAGCAATTATGCTCAAGCAGCTAATATTTCAAACCAATCAGTAAATTATGCATATGGTTCATGGCTACAATTCGGTACTGACACAGATTGGAAAGGTATATTTATTTTCCCATCATACCCATATGCAGCATTTGCAGTAAAAGGGGGAATAGGCTCTGAATATCTTTATAGCTGTGGATATAATCAATATGGTAGAACAGGATTAGGTCTTAGCTCGGGAATAACATTGGGTTGGACTAGAGTAAAATCAGATGCTTCTACAGACTGGACAGAAACTATAGATTGGGTGCATTCTAGTTATTATGGTGTTACTATAATTACTAAAAGTGGGAAATTATTTTGTATGGGTGATGGTCAATACCATGGGTGTGGGCAGGGAGGTACTACAGATCAATTATACCCAATACAAGTAGGAACTGATACTGATTGGGTTAAATCTTACGACGTAGGCCAAGCGGGGGCGTTTGCTATAAAATCAACAGGAGAAATCTATTCTTCTATTAGTAATACTGGTTACTATGAAATCCGTCCTTCTACCGCTGACAGAACATTTAGGCAATGTGGCACGGGCTCAGATTATGAAGATATTAGAGTACAAGATACTATAAATGGATCAGGTGCTGAAGTAATTTTTAAAAAATCTACTGATGGAAATTGGTATTTTAATGCTAATCAAACTTTTTATTGTTTAGGAGGCGCAAACCCTGTAACTGATGGGGCCGACAATTGGATAACAATAAATGAAGTACTTCAAGGAAACGATATGACAAGAACTGGTTCTATAGAAGATATCTTAATTACTTTTAAAAACAACAACCAAGTCCAAGGAGAAATTATTACATTTGTAATCTCAGGAAGCGCATGATATACTCAGTAACACTTACAACAGAAAACGAATTCAACCAAACATGGTTTCATCCTTCATGTTCTAATTTAGGGTGGACTTTTATTGAAGAAACTTTTGAAGATTGCCTTCAAGAAGATGGAACATACGTTGCTACTTACGATACGTTAGTAATTCCTGAAGGTGAAACAATGTGTTTTACATACCTAACAGATTCTGGTGAAACTACATACCATTTAGGTCCTGGAGAATACGGAATTAAGCCGTCTTAATCTTGGAAACCCAATCCCACCTTCGTACATTTAGGTGTGTTTTGGCTTATAGAAAATACTACACAACTTCAAGAGTTTAAAGATAAAAGATTTAAAAAAGTCTTTATTGAACCTATTTACTCTAACGACAACGTTCACCCCTACCTAAGGGGCATAGTAGGATTCTATATTAGAGAAATCAATTATAGAAAAGGCTTCCTAATTAATATAAATCACAGTGAAGCAACAAGTTGTGAGTTAAGTGAAGTATTAAATTTGATAGGAGGATTTGAGGAAATATTTGTAAGAGATAGGAAGGAATTTTTACACATAGTACCCTTAAAGCAGCTCAGCGACATACACTTCATCTCTCCTACGGATATCCCAGACTCATTCCCCTGCCACGATTTTTTCTATCGCAAATACCCCCACATAGCCAACATAGGTAGCATAATCCCGATAGTAAAGCATTATGAACGTTGTGAAACGATATTTAACGCCGTACAACATGTATTTTCGCTACCTAAACCACAACACTTCGAGTTTTATAATAATAGAGCCACAAATGTGTTCTATTGGATTGAACAAGAAGGACTTAAAGTCGATCCTAAATTATTTGAGGAATATTTTGGGGTAGAAAAGGATTGGACTTACTCACAATTCAATTTAAAAACTACTACTACGCGCCCTTCAAACTCATTTGGAGGAATCAATTATGCTGCTTTAGATAAAAAAAGTGGTTGTAGAGAAGCGTTTATTCCCGATAATGACTTTTTGTTAGAGATTGACATTAGTGCTTATCACCCTACTTTGGCGGCACAATTGGTAGATTTTGATTTTGGTGAAGGAGACATACACCAAGCATTTGCTGACATGTATGGGGTGGATTATAAAAAGGCAAAGGAGTTAACGTTTAAACAGTTATACGGAGGAGTATTTGACGAGTATAAAGAGCTGGAGTTCTTTAAAAGGGTAGAAAAATATATAGATGATATAAGTAGTAAAGAAGAGGTTGTCTGTAAATCTGGATATGTTTTTAAAACAGATATGAAAAAACAGAAACTGTTTAATTACATACTTCAAAATACAGAAACGTATTATAATGTACTTATACTAGAGGAAATAATCCGTATACTCAAAAACAGTGAAACTAGAATTGTTCACTACACTTACGATTCTTTCTTGTTAGATGTATCTAAGGAGGAGAAATACGTGGTGTTAAATATTTTAGCTATATTTAAAAGGTTCGGGTTTTCTACCAAAGTAGAAGCGGGACATAATTATGGTTCTTTAGGAAGGGTTTAATATTTATACGTAAACCCCAACAATGAACAATAAGCTATTTTGTACCTTTACTTCTGAGACAGACATAGAGAAGACTTTAGTAGAGGTAAAATCTAGCTACAATATACTCTATAAGAAAATCTTTGTCTTATATATAAAAAGCAATGACGAGTACGTTTGCACGTACAATGTGGAGCCCGATAGCGTAGAATCGATTTTACCCAATACAATATTAGTACATAGAAAAAAAGAGTCAAATACTCTTTATACAATAAATGCTCTTAATGAGTTAATAAAACTTCTAAATGGAGGTGTGGTTGATGTAAGATATAAAGTGAACTGGCAACATTATAGAAACACTATCTTACTCACCCAGCATAATGAACTAAAACAATTAAAGACAAGAATTCACGAGATTGTTGAACTTTAATTTGGATTTTTGAATTGACATTTGTATATTTAGGCAAAAGTTATATTCAAAAAAATAGTTACATTATGGACTTAAATGCAATTCGCAGTAAGCTGAACTCCTTGCAGCAGACAAACAAAGGAGGTGGAAACAACGATCGTAGCTTGTTTTGGAAACCTAGTGTAGGTAAGCAAGTTATTCGTATTGTTCCTAACAAATTTAATAAATCTAATCCTTTTACGGAAGTTTACTTCCACTATGGGATTGGTGAACGTACGATGATTTCACCTATTAATTTTGGTGAAAAAGACCCTATCGTTGAGTTCGCGAAGCAACTTCGCAACACTAGCGATAAGGAAAACTGGCGTTTGGCTAAAAAGCTTGACCCCAAAATGCGTGTGTTTGCCCCAATTATTGTTCGTGGTGAAGAACACGAAGGAGTAAAGTTGTGGCAGTTTGGTAAGAATACTTACCTAGATTTTCTCTCACTTGCAGACGATGATGATATTGGTGATTACACTGATATTCATCAAGGTCGTGACATTACAGTAGACACAGTTGGTCCTGATGTTACAGGTACTGCTTATAACAAGTCTTCTGTTCGTGTTAAGACTAAGCAAACACCACTTGGTGATGCTGATCAAATCCAACAGTGGTTGGAAGACCAAAAGAACCCAATGGAGGTCTTTAAGCGCCACTCGTTTGAGGATATGAAAAACAACCTCCAAACATTCTTGGCACCTGAAGACAGTGCACAAGAAGGAGATATTATTGACGACGAAAAGGAAGACGACGGGCTCCCTTTTGATAAAGGGGAGTCTCAAAACAACTATGCATTGAAGACTCCCGCTACCAAAACTAATAAGGTAGATAAATTTGATGAATTGTTTAGCTAATGCCTAGAGGAAAGAAAGCATCATTGACAGCGGCTGTCTCTAACGAACTAAAAGCAAACTTTGATTTGAATAAGTTCAAGGAGAAAAAAATGCTTAACTCAAATGTTAAGTTTAAGCCACAACAATGGATTCCCCTTTCCCAAGCATTCCAGGATGTAACTTCAATCCCTGGCATCCCACAAGGACACATTGTTCTATTAAGAGGCCACTCTGATACCGGCAAAACCACCGCCTTAATTGAGGCGGCGGTTTCTGCCCAAAAGAGAGGAGTACTACCAGTATTCATTATCACAGAGATGAAATGGAACTGGGAACATGCCCAACAGATGGGATTGGAGTTAGATACTGAAATTGACGAGGAAACAGGAGAAATCCTAAATTATAGCGGACAATTTATTTATGTAGATAGAGAAACTATTAACTCTATTGAAGACGTAGCAGCGTTTATTTTAGATTTGTTGGATGAACAAAAGAAAGGTAATTTACCTTACGATTTGCTCTTCTTGTGGGATTCAATTGGCTCAGTTCCTTGTGAAATGTCCATTAAATCAAACAAAAACAACAACGAATGGAATGCTGGTGCTATGTCTACCCAGTTTGGTAACAACGTAAACCAGCGTATTACACTTTCACGTAAGGAAAGTAGCCCATACACTAACACACTAGTGTGTATTAATAAGGTATGGACACTTAAGCCTGAATCACCTATGGGGCAACCCAAGTTGATGAATAAAGGTGGATATGCTATGTGGTTTGATTCAACATTTGTAGTAACATTTGGTAATGTAATGTCTGCAGGTACATCTAAAATTAAAGCAATTAAGGATGGTAAACAGGTAGAATTTGCTAAACGTACTAACTTACAAATTGATAAGAATCACATTAATGGAGTTACTACTCGAGGTAAAATTGTAATGACACCTCATGGGTTCATAAACGACAGTGATAAAGAAATCAAAGCTTATAAAGATGCTCACGCAGAAGCTTGGAGAGCAGTTTTAGGAGGTGTAGATTTTGATATCATAGAAGAGGATCAAGAAGTACAAGATATCTCTTCATTCGAGAAAGAACCTGAATAATGAATAAAAAAGATTATCTAGAGATGCTCAAGAATATTGAGCAGGGGGAAGAACCAACTAAGCCCGGACAGCACGAGCGTGTAGTCTTTATAGACGGACTCAACCTGTTTTTGAGGAACTTTGCTATATTAAATTTTGTAAATTCAAGCGGTACTCATATAGGTGGTTTAGCAGGCTTCCTCCGTTCTCTAGGTTCTCTAATAAACCAAATACAACCAACCTCAATATACATCGTGTTCGACGGAGTAGGTGCCTCTACTAATAGGAGGTACCTGCTCCCAGAATACAAAACAGGTAGGAATATAAACCGAATCACAAACTGGGATATTTTTGAAGATATTAATGATGAGAATGATGCTAAAGTAGATCAAATCATCAGACTTATACAATACCTAAAATGCTTACCAGTTAAAGTAGTATCAATAGATAAAGTAGAAGCAGACGATATTATAGCTTATATGTCAAAGGACATGGCTAAACGCTTTAACACAAAGTCATATATTGTTTCTAGTGACAGAGATTTCCTACAACTCGTAGATGACAACGTAACAGTTTACCGTCCTATAGAACGAGAATTTTACGATCCTAGAACTGTAAAGGAAAAATTTGGTATTGTTCCTCAAAACTTTATTCACTATAAAGTATTGTTAGGTGATGCTTCAGATAAGGTACCTGGTATTAAGGGGTTAGGTAAAAAGGGGGTACTTAAACGATTCCCTGAATTAGCAGATGGCCCTATGCCATTTGATAGGTTATTTGATTTAAGTGAGGAACGACTAAAAGAAAGCGTAGTTTATGCTAGGGTAATCCAAGACTGGGACAAGTTACTTAATACTAAAAAAATTATGGACTTAGAAATCCCAATGGTATCAGATGAAGAAAAAGAATATCTTTCTCAATTCCCCTTGGAACCACTTAATGAACTTCGTATTTTAGAGTTCATGAGTCTATACAGTGAGGATGGACTAAATCACATTATAAAGAACACGGAATTTTGGTTAAAAGATACATTTATGAGGTTGTGTTATGACACTTAACAGCTTAGCAACATACGGCACAGCGTTTCAAGTCAAAGTATTATCATCACTTCTTACACACAAAGAGTTCTTACAGAACATCAATGATGTATTAAGTGAAGAATATTTTGATAATCAAGCGCACAAATGGATAATCGGGCAAATCCTAGATTATTATGAAAAATACCACACAACACCTACAATGGAGGTGTTGAAAGTGGAAATGAAAAAGGTATCAAATGAAGTACTTCAACTATCAGTTAAAGAGCAACTTCGTGAAGCATACCAAGCTTCAAACGAAGACTTAGAATATGTAGAAAA